TAGGAAATAAAAATTTAGAAATGATGTTACTTGCAAAACACGGCGGGGGTGTAGGTATCGGAGTTAATATGATTCGTCCCGCTGGTGCTAAAATTACAGGTAATGGAACTTCTGACGGCGTTGTCCCTTTTTGCAAAATATACGACTCAACTATATTGGCGACCAATCAAGGTTCCGTTAGAAGAGGAGCTGCAAGCGTTAATATCAATATTGAACACAGTGACTTCCTCGAATGGTTGGAAATTAGAGAACCTAAAGGAGATGTCAATAGACAATCTCTTAACCTGCAGCAGTGTGCTGTCGTTGGCGATAAATTTATGCGAAAGCTTGAACTTGGAGATGAAGAAGCAAGAATCAAATGGTCAAAGCTTATCCAAAAGCGTAAAGCAACTGGAGAACCATATATCTTATTTAAAGGAAATACAAACAAAGCTAATCCAGAAGCATATAAGAAAAACAGTTTAAAAGTACATATGACTAACATATGCAGCGAAATAGTATTGCATACAGATGAGTCACACAGTTTTGTTTGTTGTTTATCTTCGGTTAATTTAGATAAATATGATGAATGGAAGAATACAAATTTAATTTACGACGCAACATGGTTCTTGGACGGTGTGCTAGAAGAATTTATTCAGAGAGCAAAGAATATGAAGGGATTCGAGAACTCTGTACGCAGTGCGGAAAAAGGCAGAGCACTTGGACTTGGCGTCCTTGGATGGCACAGCCTATTACAAAAGAAAGGAATCGCTTTCGAAAGTTTATTAGCACAATTCAAAACGCGAGAAATATTTTCAAAAATAAAAATTGAAACTGAACGTGCTTCAAGAGCACTTGCTGAAATATATGGTGAACCGCTGTGGTGTGTAGGTACAGGATTTAGAAATACACATTTAAGATCTATTGCACCAACAGTTAGTAATTCAAAACTATCAGGTAATGTTTCAGCGGGTATTGAGCCGTGGGCTGCTAATGTATTTACAGAGCAATCTGCTAAAGGAACATTTATTAGAAAAAATAACGAACTTAAAAAAGTATTTAAGAAACTTGGGATTGATAACAAAAATACATGGGATAAGATACTTACCGATGGTGGATCTGTTCAAGCACTCGATGCACTCAACGGATGGTATTATGACGAAAGAGGACGGCTCAATAAAGAAGATGGAGAGCCAGTCAAAAACGTGTTTAAAACGTTTAAAGAAATAAATCAACTAGAATTAGTTAGGCAAGCAGGTATAAGACAAGATTATATTGATCAATCAGTATCACTTAATCTAGCTTTTCCTTCTGAAGCTACACCTAGATGGATTAATAAAGTTCATATGGACGCATGGAAACATGGAATAAAGACCTTATATTATATGAGGACCGAGTCTGTACTGAGAGGAGATATAGCAGCAGCAGCTATGGATCCTAATTGTTTAAGCTGCGATGGATAATTAAAATTAATTTTATGGCAAAAAGATTTACCTTTGCGGATGCAAAAGCAAAAATAAAAGAATTAGAAAATAAAATAGAGTCTTTAAATTTAAATACTGAAGATAATATTTATTCTTCTAAAGAGAATAATATTATAAAACTATATAAAGTATGGGCATTACTAGGCCCAGCATTTGGTTTAGTTGTTGGAATATTATTCTTTTAAAATAATAAAGGGATGCTACTTAATTGTAACATCCCTTTTTTTTATGCATATAAAAACTTTCTAGTTTTCTCTGCTTTATATGCCCGCTTTTCCCAAGGCAGATCTGGGTCACCCTCTTTATAGGCTTTCCCGTTATACATTATCTTACCACTTTTTCTAGCATACTTATTACCATTATAATAAACAAACTTCTTATCATAATTTAGTTTACCAGACTTCATATCTATCTGGTGCTGCTGTTCGTGAATCATAGTAAGCTTTCTTTCTTTAGGTGAAAGATCCGGTGCTATTTCTATAGTACCATCTTTATGTGCAACACCTGCTACACCTTTTTTAAGTTTCTTAAAAGGCTTTTTAAATTTATTTTTAAATCTATCTTTAAATGGATCTTTAAAACGACCTTTTGTTTTAAGAGGTTTTATATCTACCATTCCAACATCCCACTTACTCCATCCATTTATTAAAAATATTCTTTGCCATAATTCAGCTTCTTCTGATAGTGCTCCTTGTAAGTTTTGAGCTTTTCTTATAACTCTATCAAGTGGTACACCACCAAATGAAGCAGCATTACCTGCTATTTCTAAACTTGGATTATCTAAAGAAAGTTTAAATGGATCTTTTTCTATTTGCTTATAGTTATATTTATATATATTACCAATAGCAATAATGTCTCTTAATTTAGTATTTAAAGGTGGAGATATAGATGTTGCTTCTAAAGCTATTTTATAAGGATTATCTATTCTTCCATATTTATCAATTTGCCTAGATGCTTCAGAATACATGCTATATCCTACTGCTGCAATAGCTCCCGGATTACCAAGAGATTTAGCATAAGATGTCATACCTCTTTCTATAGCTACAAGTTCTTTATCTTTTAGTTTTTCTTCATCATCATCATCCATAAACATTTGTGCAATAAGTGCAGTTTGTAGTGCATTAAACATGATTGACTGACCTATAGTATAATATAAAAATGATTGCAAATCTTTTCTTACTTTATTCATGCCACCTTCAGCATAAGATCTACCCGATGTTATATCTTGTAGTTTTCTTTTACCTATTCTAGCATATTGAAATGGCGTATTTTGATAAGCAAAAATTAATTTACCCGTGCTACTCGCTTGTATTTCAGATATTTTTGAAGGATCTGCAGATTGCTGTGATTCTTCTGCTGCTTTTATCCAATCCTTAAGCGCAATTTCTGAAGCTTCTTGTTCACTCAATCCTTTATTCTTTACAAGCGAATTTATTCTATTCCTATAAAAAGCTGCGCCTCCTAATGCAATAGCAAAACTATCCGCATATCGTGTAGGTAAAAATCCAAATTTTAATAATTTATTTAAACCTTTTGGATCTCCTTCGGCTATTTCATCTGCTAATACATCAAACTTTGCACCTTTTCTTCTATTAAGTAAATAATCACTATTCCAAAGAGTATTATAATCTTTTTGCCACTGTGCTTGATTAGCAAATGCAGCGGTGGCTTGAAATATATTATTATCATCTAATCCAATAAAGTTTAATGATGATAACAACTGTAATGAAGCAGTCCGGTTATTTAGGAACATCGTTGTAGAAACAGCTCTATTAATCCAATTTAAATATACATTTGAATTAGCATCTGTGCTTACTCTGTTTCTTCCGCTTTTCATTCTCTTCAACGTGGCGTTTAAAGCTTGTGCAAATTTTTTACCAAAAACTTTTTCAACTTCTTTAATATTATCTTTATTAAATACTACGTCTATATTTTCAGAAAATACTTCTAAATTTTTTGCACGAGTACCAGAGTTAATGGCATCAAATATATTTTTCTTAAAATTACTATTTCTCCATTTTTTATTGTACTTAACATCAAAATTTTCATTTATTTTATCTGCTAAGTTTTTAATCTCAGGATTTGCTTCAACAGCACCTACTAATCTATCTATATATTCTTGTTTAGATATATCAACATTTTCGCCGTTTTTTACCCAATTATAAACTCTAACAGCATCTCCTATATTATAAGGTGTGCCTTCTACTTCTTTGTTTAAGTCAACATCTTTTATTAATTCTTTAAATAACTTAGACTTTTGTAATATTTCAGCTTCAGCCGCGGCAATACCATCACTATAAGGCTTTAATATAGTTGTATTAAAAAATTCTCTTGCTTTTAAACCAACTTTGCCTTTAGGTAAAAATGCATATAATAAACCTTTTATATCTTCAGCATTAGGGGGTATAAACCATTTAGATGGTCTTCCGCCTTCTTCTTTCTTTTGGTTAAGAATCTTTCTAAAGTTCTTATCCATACCTTCACGTTTCTTAGATTGTTTAATCTGTTCATCAGCATTTCTAAGAAGATTATCTAATACTTCTGAGGTTTGATTTTCATTTTCTTTGCTATACACACCAGCTTTCTTAAGAATTTTAATCTTTTCTTGTCTTGCTTTTTCTATTTCAATTGATTTTTCATTAGCAATTGCAAGAGCAACTTCACTACCAT